GTTGAAGCTACTGCAAGAGCTTGGAGAGCTTTCTGACAGCGTTTGCAAAGGAAAGAGTGTTGCGGACGACATTGGAGATATGATGGTCGTACTGATCAACATAGCAGAAAGGAACAATCTCTCTGTAGCACATTGCTTGGACGTTGCTTGGAACGATATCAAAGATAGAAAAGGAAAGATGATAGATGGAATTTTCGTAAAAGAGGAATTACAAGTAATTTAAAATCTTTCATAAAAGGCTATCAAATGACAACAAGAAGAAGAAGACAAGACAATGTCGTCAGCAAGAAAGTAACTTCTAAATCAACTCCCAAGATAACACCATTGGAAGCGAAAACAGACAATCAAAAAGATTACATCAGAGCTATCGTAGAGAATGATATTATCTTTTGCTCTGGACCTGCTGGTTGTGGCAAATCTTTTATCGCCGCTGGAATAGCCGCCGAACATTTGCACTCAGGATTGGCCAAGCAGGTTATCATAACAAGACCTCTTGTTTGCAGTGGAAAAGACATAGGGGCATTACCCGGAGAAATGAGTGAAAAGATAGCACCATATCTTTTGCCTATGGAAGAGAATCTAAAGTTTTTCCTAGGGCAAGCCTACTATGGTTATTACCTCAATGAAAAACAAATTCAATATAGACCTCTTGAGGTTATGCGTGGAGCAACATTTCATGATGCATACATGATATTGGATGAAGCTCAGAATTGCACAGAAGATCAAATCAAGATGTTCGTGTCAAGAATGGGTAAAAACTCTAAGGTTCTTATCAATGGAGATATCAATCAAGACGACTTAAAGGGTAAAAGCGGCTTGGCCAGATGCATCAACAAGCTTGAAAATATCGATAGCATTGCAATCTGTAAACTTGGATACGAAGACATACAAAGGAATGGAATCATAGGAAGATTTTTGAGAGCATTGGAGAATTAATTTATGCCAACATATAGTTTTTGTTGCGAAGATTGTGCTGCAACAACTGAAATTGAATGCAGGGTCGCAGAGTATAAAGCCAAATCAAAAAAGGTTTCATGCTCAGTCTGCAATTCAAAGAATGTATACAGAGATTTTAAGGCTGACAACGTTCAGGGTTCTGTGAAAAACGTAAATACCATAGGTCAATTGGCGGATAAAAACGCCAAGAAAAATAAAACTAAAATCAGTGAAGCAAAGCATAAGCAAAAAGAATCTACAATTCAAGCGCCACAACCTTGGTATAAAAACAGCAAGTACGGATCTGCTACGCCCAAAGAAATAAACAAAATGTCAACAGACCAAACAACTAAATACATAATGGAGGGGAAAAATTGAAATACATCGACAGTCATTCAATTCCAAGTAAAGAAACTTCTACAGTTCTTTTCAGCAAGACTGGAAATATCATAGAAGAAAAAGAATCAGATAAAGTTACACATCATGCAAAAATCCTACGAACCTTAGACCGAGAAGAACTAAGAGAAAGTTATCTCATCAGAGTTCATCAAGGCGCACTCTTCGATCCATATGGACCGTATGGCAGGAGAGAAAGAACACTCGACACAATGATGAGAAGGGTTTCTAAAAATACCTTTGATTTATATCTCACGTACTTGAAAACAAACAATAGTATTTATTTAACAAAAGCTCAGAGAGGATTTTTAAATGACTAAAAAAGGACCGTTGGGCAAAGCAGAAAAGTTCTATGTTGACAATAACTTAGAAATGTCTATTGATTCTTTGTGCAAAGATCTAGACAGATCAAAGTCTACAATAGAAGGATATATAAAAAGTATAGTCATCAAAGAAACTACAAAAGCTGAAACATTGCTTTATCAGCAGTTTGCAAGAAACAACAAGGGGTCAACGGTGATGACGCCAAACGCATCAGAATTATCTGACTCAAAAAGATCTCAATCAACAAAGAAAATTTCAAGAGCTTCTTGCGTAGCAAAAATTAGGGAACAAAATGGACGATGAAAAATGGGCAAAGTTTTATTCTTCAGACAAGAAGAATGTCAATAAGCTTTTCATTAAAGTCATGACATCTGATGGTGAGCATTTTTTCTTTTCAGATTACGATCATTGGTTTTTAGTAAAAGAATATTGTGAAAAAAAAGAAGTCTTCATAAAAGATCTACACTTGCAATTCAGGTCCACGAAATGCATAATAGACATTGGAAGTCCAGAGGCTGTCTACTTGGTTAGATCAGCGTGGGGGTCCATAGGAAGACCAACAAGAGATTTCTATACTGTGGGTCTACTGAAAGACGATGGGTATGTCCACAAGCAAATGTGGGTAGTCCCAGAGCTTCTCCTAGACAAAGAGTACGAAGACGATCTATCAGAATGTTTTGAGGAGGCATTGATTTACGATGATAGAAACAGAATGTTTTGAGGAGGCATTGATTTACGATGATAGAAAAAAGAAAAAGAACAGACAAGAGCAAGTATAAGCACGAGTCTACAGGTGATCACTGTACTTGTGCAGCTTATGTTGCTGAAATAATGTGTCGAAAAAATTCAGAAAATAAAAACGAAGGATCGTTGCCTTATAAATTCTGGAACAAAAAACCGTGGGATTGGACCTTCAGAAAACAGCTTTACGTTGCAAATAACTTGATCAAGTTATTCTCAGAAGAAGCTGTTGTCAAAGCTATCAACTCATCTGAGTTTTATGGAATATTTTCTTTAAATCATCCGAAAGTCAATGGGGTAATCCACAAATATCAGCTACTATTAGATGAACAGGAAGCTAAACCGAAGCAAGAAATAGAAGTTAAAAATGACGCTAAGGTAAGAAAATCTAGTTACGGTGGTAAAAATATTCTAAATAGATTGAGGAACATCGAGAATGGCGAAAAAGTCGAAGACATTGATAACTGATAGTGATTCGGATCAGATGGTAGCAACACTAATCAAGAAATATGGAAAGATTATTCAATCTGGCACCGAGGTTCTACAGAGATTAGAATCGTACAAAACCATAAGTATCGGTCCAGCGTTGGACATAGCTTTGGGTGGCGGAATCCGTGAAGGTCAGTGCGTGGTCATGACAGGAGATCCAAAGACAGGAAAGACAACCACCGCTCTTTATTTTGCGGCGAAGGCTCAAGCCGAAGGCAAAAGGATCTATTATTTAAATACCGAGGGTAGATTAACAAAGGAAAACTTTCACGGCATCAAGGGTCTGAACATTGAAGAAATTCAGATAGTTCAAGCTACAGATGACAAGCCTGTTATTTCCGCTGAAACATACCTCAATATTTTGGAACAACTGATCAAAGAAGAAGAAAACTTAGTTGTTATTGTGGATTCGACATCAAACATGGTTCCTCAGGATGAGATTGACGGAGATATCAGAAGCGGTGTACGCAACGCTTTGCCTAGATTGCTGTCAATGTTCTTCAAAAGAATCAGTGGCGACATGGCAAGAATGAAAGCTATAGCTATATTTGTTACTCATAATATTGCTAATACTGGAGGATCTAAATACGCTCCAGCAAAAATGGCTGACTGTGGAAATATGATTCAGTTTCAGGCTGGTACAAATATGGTTATTACTCACAGAGGAAAGTGGGAAGTTCCAAAGGAATCCGGAAACCATGTCGGTCAAGTGGCGAATTGGCAGATCAAGACTTCCGCCGCTGGTGGTCGTCCAATGAGCACAGCTCAAAGTTGGATTAGATATGGAGTAGGAATCGACGAATGCCAAGAGATAGCTCAGATCGCCACAGAGTTCGCTATAATAAGCCTAAAAGGATCGTGGTATACTATCAATAAGTTTGTAGAAAAGGCAGAAGATCCAATCATAAAGACTTGGCTAACAGCAAACGGCATTGATTCAACCAAAGAAGAAGAAGTGACCAAAGCCTTTAAATTTCAAGGGATAGAAAATGTGGTAACGTTCTTGAATGAGAATGAAACTTTATTAAACTATCTAAATGAAAGCATCAGAGAAGTATTGCTATGAAAGTTTTTGGGTTAAACGAAAGAGAATATATTCTGGATCTTAAAAAATGCTCCAAACCAAGAGATCGATGTTCTGTTTACCATAAAATGGCCAGAGTCCTGCTTCATGAAATGTTTTCTGGCTACAATATTTATGAAGAGGTTAAATTACCGGGATCGACAGATCCTTCAAAAAAATCCGTTTTATACCTTGACTTCTTTATTCCCAATGGTAAGGTTGGAGTAGAGGTTCATGGAGAGCAACATTTTAAATTTGTACCATTTTTTCATAAAACTAAAATGCAATATCTACAAGCTAAGGCGAGAGATGTGGCCAAGATACAGTGGTGTGAAATAAATTCGTTCAAATTGATTGAGTTACGCTGGGACGATAACATAGAATATTGGAGAGAAAAAATTGAACGCAGCAGATAGATTAAGGCATTTTTTAGATGGCATAGATGCGTATATAACCGCAAAAAACATCACACCCACACCGTTCAACGCAGAGTTTGCTATCGCAGAAACCTTTACGCTTGAGCAAATGCAGAAACTCATTCAAGATGAATGTTTTAATTATGCATATTTATTATATCAATATGCTGATCATGTGTCTCACGAGCGAGCTAATTGTGAAAATGTTGTAAAATGGTGTGATTACAATCTGCAAAGTATCATAGCAGAAGATTTGAAAAATGGCGTATGGGAACAGTACGCAAAGCATGAGACAAAAGTGGCCACTATCCTAAGGGACAATGAAGTCGCTTTTAAAATCCATGAATGGAAAATGACAGCAGAAGGTCGTCTTGAAAATGTGAAAAACAGAGAATATAACATTCGTCGCAAGGCAGATATC